CTGAATTTATTTGCTGTCCCCAGGTGTATCTCCTGGTATTTTCTTTAAATTATCTCTTCTCCTCTTTTCCATTTTATGTCGATTTTCATCGGAAATATTCTTTCTTGGAACTTTTTTACCAGTTGTTTCTCCGATATCAGTATCATCTTTTGCTTCTGTTGACATCTGATTTGATACTGTATCTGCAATCTTTTGCGAAACCTTCTTTTTTGCTGTATTAGCAGCAACCCTCGCACCAACCCTTAGAACACCTGCAATCACTGGAGCAATTTCATCAATATTCTCACCTTCTAGTTCTGTATGTGCTTTTACGCAAGAACCTTTTTCCCCCGGAATAGAACCTTTCTTTCTCTTATAACCTTTCCAACACTTTAGTTCATCAACAGTTTCAACTTCTTCCATTGGTAATGAAGGTCCTTTTAACTTTTTCTTAGCAATATCAGATCCTTCGCCCTTAGTTATAGATCTATCTCTAATTTTCTTTGTTCTTTGTGCTGTTCTATGTGCGTTAGGGTCAATTGCATCAGGCATAGCACCTTCAGAAATCAAAGGTTCTGCTTTGATAATATCAACGAACTCATATTCAGTTGCTTGAAAATCATCTCTCCAATTGGAAAACTTATAATCATCTGATAAATGTTTTTTACCTTTCTTAAGCATTGCACCAGCAGCAGCACCTAATCCTGCACCAACTTGTTTTGCAACAGAAGCACCTTCCTTCTTTTTCTTCATAGCAGTTTGGTGACCTTTCCATGCAGAAAGTGCTCCTCTTGCTAAAGTATCTGCAACACTTTTTACTAGAGTTGATTTGACAGGTTTTTTCACTGGTTGTTTTGCCTTTGCAGTTTCAACTGCTTTTGCTGCTGCAGGTCTTTTTTTAAAAGCACCAGATGGTGATGCTGCTTTAATCTTACTATCACCTCTAGAAATAGTTGCTTTGGTTGTTTTTGCTGGTTGAGTTCCTTTTGGCAACCTCTTTGGAGTTTTCTTTTTATCTGTTAAAGCATATGCTTCAGTTAATTCAGAGTCTTCTATAAGGTCATGAACAAACCCGATAAAATTCTCAACTCCAAGTTCTTTAATAAAAATTGATAAACCATATTCATTGATACCTTCATTAAAAAAGTATTCTGCCGCAGTATTTGCTACCCATTCTTCACTTTTGTTACCCCAGTTAGCAGCACCCTTCTTACGACACTTTACAAGTGCTCCAGAAGCATATGCAGAAGGCCATACAGAGTAACGTGACTTTACCTTATGATAACAGGCATCTTTAGTTCCACTACTCTTACCTTTCTTATCTTTTGTCTCGATAATCTCTACTTCTTCTTTTTTCATTTTCTTTTTATCAGTTGATACGTAAGTTGGTTTTGCTGCACCAGATTTCTGCTGTTGACCTGGATCTTCTGTCTTCTTTCTTCTTGCTGCAGATTTTCTTTCTGCTTTTGTCATGCTTGCTCTTTTCGATGAAGAGACACACTTTGGTGTACCCTCTCCAGGTTCATCACTTGCACATGTTCCACCTGTAAGAACATTTACCCAACCAGGTTCTTCATCTTTTGATTTAGATCCTTTGAACCATTTGCGAAGAGATCCCTCACTCATTCCACCTCCGTTAGATCCACCATTGCCACTCCCACTCCCATTACCACCATTGCCATTACCATTACTATTGTTACTATCATTTTCATTATCATCGGAAGAGTTGTCATTTTCTCTACGAAGATATCCACCAGATGCCACACGATATCTCATCGGAATTCGTTTGCATTTTTTATCTTTATAGCAGTAGTAATACCCCTGCTTACACTTCTTCATCTTTTTTGGTAGAGTTATTATTATTTAGAAAACCTTGTTTTAACATCTTATGGAGTTCAGAAGTGGATCCTACAAACACTGCATTATTAGTGACATTATTGTTTGTGGTTTTAATAGTGTCTATCTGAATTTCTTTAAGTTTTTTCTGGAGATCAATTAACTTATCTGTGGTATCTGCAACACTTTTAATTAATTGTCCTGCAACTTCATATGCTCTTGGACTACCTCCTTCACCGGCAACTTCCATAATTCCGTTGATTGCTTCTTGACCTTTTTCAATTAGGGAATATAAATTTGCACGACTATACTCATAATCTTTATCAATATGTACATCATTTGATTTTTCTATATTTGATTGATGTGAATTTACATTAACAATTTTACTTTCGATATTAAGTGCTTTGTCAATAGAATCATAATTCTTACTCATAATTATTAAATATCGAGTTGTTGAGTTGGACTATAAGATTTACTATCACCAAGGAACTCCCAATCTTCATCAAATCCATAATTTTCGCCGGGATTTGCTGTTATTGGATCTGGTGTTGCCGTATATCTCATTTCACGTTTTGCATTTTTCTTATCAGTATCTGCATATAGATCAACTTGAACCTTACGAATAAGACCTTCTGTGGAGTCTGAAATAGGTCCAAATATATAAGTTTTTGCCGTAAATCTTAATGTATATATGAGTGCTCTCCTTGTGGAGAAATCACCCTCATAATCGTCTTGTAATTCAATATTGTCCATTACAATAGGAACATCTTTTTTCTCTCCAATGGAATCGAGTAAATCGATTGTTAGATTAAAAGATGGTTGAAAATATGGTAGAATTTGTTCAATAATTTGGAGTGCATCATCACTTAATTTAGCATAAATGCTTAGTTCAAAACTAATATTATATGGAACTGGCATATAGACTTTTTGAGTCTTGTCATTTACATCATTGGATATAAAAGTTTTTGTAACAGTAGTTTTTCTAGGAGGGTCATATTGAATTCCAGACATCTCAAAAGACATCCTGGGTAAGGTGATTGCAACTGATTTATTTAAATCGGATTGTTGCTGAATCTTCGCAATGAACTTTTGTGTGGGACCGTAACTCAGACCAACTTTAGTTTCATCTACAATGCTACCATCTTTATTTCGGTGTCTGATATAGATATCATTAAATAATGTTCCAAATCCAATTATGGTTTTTCTAATTATTTCGTGATAAAAATAGGTCCCTAACATTAGTATTCTCCAAATGGATTTTTTTCAGTAAAGTCTAAAATAGAATCTGCTTCAATTTCAAATTCTTCATTCTCATCATATGATTCCTCATAACTATTATTGTCATAGGACTTGAGAATATAAACTGCGGAAGATTCTGATCCTGTGATAGTTTCACCAGCAGAAAACTGTCCATTATTTATGGCAACTCTCAGTGTTCTTGGTGGATTTGTAGTGCTAATTCCAGCACCTCTAAGGATTTCAAAACTTCTAACAACAGCAGTTGTTCCTGAAAGTGATCCTGTAACGGTCTCATTATATAAGAAAGTTCCTGCTGCACTAACAGTACTTGCTGTAGAAATATTTACACTAGGTGCTTCAGTATAACCAAATCCGGCATTGACTATTTGTAAAGTAACCTTTCCATCATTTAGAACTGTCCTTGCTGTAGCCGTCTCACCAAGTCCTACAGGACCGTCGATTGTTACTGTGGGTATCAAATAGTATCCAGAACCTTGTTCGTTCATTGTGAGAAGTCTGACACCACTATCAGACACCACTGCAGTTGCTGCTGCACCCACTCCACCACCACCACTTATAATAATTGTTGGGGGATTGGTTGCTGTATATCCACTTCCCGCATTTGTAATTACTATAGATTCTAAAGAATTGACACTACCAACTGAAGTTGTAATTGCAACAGCAGTAGCTGTAATTCCATCAGTTGGTGCAGAAATTGTTACAGTAGGCAATGATGTGTAAGCATTACCATCATCATTCAAAATAATTCTACTTACAATACCATCACCGATTGATGCAGTTGCCTCTGCATTAATTACACTTGATGATAAATTTAAAGTTGTAATATAACCTTCGTCCTCTACAGTCTTATCGACAACATCAATTGATGTATCAATGACTTCATTTTCATACTCATAAAGTTCGCATTGGAGTTCAAAAACATAATTTTTTCCTAACTGATAAAATGGTTTTTCAAATTCAACTCTTTTTATTTCAAATAATCTTTCACCTAATGGAAAAAATATTAAATCTCCTTCAGAAGGTCTCTTTGCCAATAAAGTTTCAAATCCAGTCAATGTTTCATCCTGAAGACCTTGATTTAATCCTGATATGAAAGGACCTATAAAATCTTCAAATCTTTCTTTCGATATAATTAGATTTATTTCATTCTTCAATCTCAAACCAAATTTAGACATAATATCACTACCTGGAGTATATCCTTCGTAATTATCTAAATATGCCTCAATCATAAAACTATCATCAAACTTTGAAGTTTCTGCCTCTCTTAAAACATTATCAAGATTTAAAATTTTTCTGGGTAGATAATATACATCAATTACATAAATTTTTAACTGCTCATTAATTAAATCCTGCATTAAAAATTGTTCTGATGAAGAACCTTGTAGGAAAAAAGGATTTAGTGCCATAATTATCCTATACAGTCGAGAGGTGGAAGTTCATAATCTTGACTCATTTTTTGTTTAATTTCATCTAGTTCTCTAATCGCATCATCATAAATTTGTCTTCCATTTAATTCAATTCCACCTGGGAGTTTTACTCCATTAAATTTTATCAAATTTTGTCCCCACTGCCTTTTAATTAAAGATGTAAGATATAACTTTACAAAAGTATCATTGTAAACTTGATTAAAATCTGTGGGATCAAGAGCTCTGTAACAATCAAGTATAATATACGTATCTTTTTCTTGTGCTCCCCAATCTAAATCCAAATATAATCTATCTTGTCTTATATTAAATCTAATTTGCTTATCTGTAGATAGTAAGAAATCAATGTCGGAAAGATAAGTCTTGAGCATAGAGTATTTAAGAAGTTCAATGGAATTGAACTGGTATAAATCATTCAAAAATAACTGATATTTGAGACTAAACATTCCATTTGAAACTGTACTAGAATCAAATTTGAATATTTTTTCTATACCAACGATAGATTCTGGAACTTGAATATAATTTGAATTCTCATAATAATTGAAAGTAGTTGCAGTTCCTACTATATTTGATGTGCCGTAAGTCGTTACAATACCAACACCACCTTCACCTCCTGCTGTTCCTCTATCAATATCATCCTGAGTAATTTTATATTTCAAGTACATTCTTTCGACACCATCATAGTGTCGTTCATTAAAATATTGAATGGTGTCATCCACCAAATCATCAATTTGTTCATCGTCTACATTGATTTCCAAGACGGGAGATCCCAATCTTCTTAGGCAATAATCGATTAAACCTTGTCGTGTGCTTGGTTTAGCCACTAGAATTCTCCTCCATCAATGGTTGTTGTCCATACAGGAGTG